AGTCCAAGAACCTGTGTTAGCAGTACCCCAATAACCTACTGTTACAATTAGTTTGTTACCTTTAAAGTAATCAATACTATAACCCATACAGGCATTGTAAGTTGCTGTAGAAGAACTTGCTCCTGCATAAGCATGAGTAGCTTTGGCACTGTAAAAATCATCTAACTGAATAACACCAGAAGTAGGGATTGTATTAGGATAAACACCAGCACCAATTATACTTCCGCCTTGATAATACTCAGACAGCCCAATAGGATTACTACCACCAAACTCTGTTTGGATAGCACCTAAAGAAACAGAACCAGAAGAAACTATTGCCATATTAAGGAGTTCCGTAAGCTGTTACATTACCTGTTACAATTAAGTTACCTGAGCTGTCTAAAGAAGCTTTGGATGAACCTGACACCTGGAACACTAGTTTACCACCAGATACTGTTACTGTCCAGTTACTTCCTAAAGCTACTGTTGTTGCTGTTGCTGTCGTAAATGTACCTGCAGCAGCTGTACCGCCACCAATGACTGTAGCATCAATTGTACCGCCTTCAATATCTACAGCACCTTTGTTTTGTGAAGACATAGTACCTAGAGAACCTGTAGCGGTTGTTATTTCGCCACGGACATAAGCTGTAGTAGCAATCTGCGTAGTGTTAGAACCGCCAGTTGCTGTAGGAGCTGCAGGAGTTCCTGTGAATGTTGGAGATGCTAAATCAGCTTTAGAACTGATAGCACCAGCAATAGAGTTAAACTCGTTGTCTATCTCTGTGCCTTTAACAATCTTGTTAGAGTCCCCTGTTGGTAGGGTGTCTTTCGTGGCAAAGTTCGTTGCCTTAACATAATTACTCATAGTGTTTTACCTGTCTTAAGGAAAAAATCGATTTTCTGAATGGATAATGGTGTGCCGTCAATGTCTGACTCAAAGCCTAGCTGTAAGACAGTACCAGAACCAGAAGCTGGAATGTTAGCAATGTCCAAAGCAATACCATTGGTGTAAGTGGCAATTCCATACTCTGCTGTACCGTACTCAAACACAGACACTCGTTGCAATGTAATACCACGAGAAAAGTAGTTACGAGTGTAGTCATAACCCCACTTAACAGCAATAGGCTGTGCAGAACCACCAATAGCTGTAACATTGATTCGCTTCAGAATCTTGTTAGTTGTGGCTGAACCAAAGTCAAAGTAGTTAGTAAAGTAAGACATACGATATGTTGCACCGTTGTCTTCATAACTATCATACTTACCAATGTAACCAGGTTTACCGATGTATAATTGTCTGTCTTGAGTGACACAGAATGCTGTTGGTGCAATCTGCTTCCAAATAGTTGTTCTTGACGCACCGTTCTCTAACGCACCACGGGTATCAAAGCAATAAGTAAAACCAGTAGATGGTAATGCTAACAAATAGAAAGCATCAGTAGGAAAGTAAGTTCCTTTGATGTATTTCAATACCTCAGAGTTTACATTGGCTAATAACTCATCTCGTACATTCTTAGAGATGTCTCTAAAAGGTAATGACTTCTCTTGCACAACTCGTTGTAAAGACTGCACACCAGTAGAAGACAAGAATAACAAGTCTGTACCAATCGATGCTACAGAGTCTCTAGCGATACAGCCAATACCAGTAATAACATCTTTTAATACTAATGCTGAAGGGTCTACAGGGTTCTCATAGATTACAATGTGCTTTTCACAGAAGATAAGCAAGAAACCGTTATGAGACGCTAAAGCAACAATAGGGTCATTGTTGGGAACAACTTCACTGATATTAAGATAACCAGAAGTACCTGTCTTCCACTCGGTAGGGTCTAACAAGTCACTGAAATACACAGTCTGTCTATCGTTAGCAATGTCTGCAACCCATACACGACCAAAAGCAGTCATACAGATATTAGGTGTAAAGCTAGTAACTGTGTAAGTTCCTGGTAAGTTAGAAGCAATGTCGCCTAAGCGTTGTAGACCATAAGCACCTGTATGTGCATGAGCTGTAGAACCTAGCTTGTGATAAACCAATGTAGGATGACCAGCTTGAGCTAAAATAGCATGACCTGAAGGAGTTGCTCCAGTGTCATAAGGCATACCACTAATCTGCCAGTTATCGTCAGTGATGGTGTAAGTTAAGTTAGCAGTGTTATCACTGTTACGAACAGCTAGTTCAGTAAGGGTTGTAGTACCGCTGTAAAGCTTATTATTGGCTGCAGACAACACCACATTACCGTCGTCCTTAAACACCTCATAGATGGCTCTAAATGAGCCTGTAGAGGCTGCTGTTGAGTTGACCTTAGTCCACCCCTTACGAGCACCAATACGACCATAGCGGTCGATTACGCAGTTATTAGCCTCTAATGCAAAACCACTGGACAGCTGAATAGAACTATCTTGGGTATTTAACCCAAAGAAGCCTGGAGCTGCAATCGTACCAGTTGTTATTTGTTCTGCCATTTATGGAGCACTCCAAGTCTCTTCTTCAAAGTAACGACCAGCTTCAAGAGAAATAGCATCAGCTAATGATGTTTTGTACAAACCGTAAGCTTCGCTAGACAACAAACCACCGTCTTCACCACGCTCTGCCAAGGCTTTAGCGTAAGCTAAGAAGACCACAGGCTCAGAGGGAACTAATAGATTATCAGCGTCAGCCTCTAATAATGGTTGCGGTAAAATCACATTGAAACGGATATTGTAAATACCGTTAGGAATAGGGAACAAGTCTACCTGTGTGTCACCAGCAGAGTCCGTACCGTTAAAGTTGTAATACTGCGGAGTACCAGCCTGTGTAGGATTCAACAAGAACTGTTGGTTCATCCAACGAGTAGATGCATTTCTAACGATAACATCAGAACTGTCGTTTAATACATCAATAACTCTAAAGCGTTGACCTGAGCCAACTAAGACATAGTTAAAGATACCTGTAGCTGTTACCGCTGTCAGTGTGTCTGACAATGAGTTCCAGTTATAAGCATCTTCGACATTGCGTTTAGCATCATTGACAAAGTCGCCAATTAGCTTAGAATAAGCGTTATCGTTGACAGAGGAGACTTCTGTCTCTCTGAGTCGTCTTAGAACCGAATTAACGAGTTGAATGTAGTTCATAATGTTCCTAAGTTTACCACAGTTTTATGTTTGTGTCAACAACTATTTAGCGTCCACGACCACTTTTTTTCATCATCGGCATAGACTTGCCAGCCTTTGATAAGCTAATAGCAATAGCCTGTTTCTGAGGTTTACCTTCTTTAATCAAAGTTCTGATATTAGAAGATACTGTTTTGTCTGATTTACCTGATTTTAGTGGCATATTAACAATCCCATTTCTTTAAGGCTAACGCTTTTCTTGTTGGACGACCTTTGTCATCTTTCATTGGACCAGCAACACCACCCATACGAGCACAGAAGCTCTTGCGTCTTCCTGCAGCTTTGGGAGACTTTGCAGCCTCTTTAGCTGAGACAGGAGGCTTTAGGTTCGAGCCAGTGGTCTTGTTGTAATAGTCTCTACCTTTTTGGTTAAGACCACCTTTAGGGTTCTGGTATTCCTTCTTAGGCATATTTCTTAGCTTTTTTCATACACTTACCAGCAGTCTTACACTTAGCTGGAGTAGGACAACCTGGACATGGTTTAAATGGAGTCTTTTTCATTTCTTACCTTTCTTAGCTGTTTTAGCAGCGTCTTTAAAATCTTTAGCGGTTGGAGCACCTTTGCTACCGACCTTACGCATCTTCTCACCTGAGCCAGCCTTGATACGAGCTTTCTTGGCTGCGATATTGGCATACAATCCTGGTTTCATAATTAGCTTCCGTTCTGATAAGCTGTGTTCTGTAGAATCTCTACAGTAAAGATTACTGAAAATGTACTAGCTGCTTCTGGTGTTACTCTTAGTTCATCGTACTCGTCCATGACCATGCGACCATCAGCGAACATCAAGTAGTCACCAGCACCAACAGATTTACCACCAACAATAGTTACTGAAGTAGTTGTGCTGTGGTCGTACCATGAAGCAGTGATTGACTTAGAACTACCACCAGCGTTAGAAAGCATTAACAAAGTAGCAATAGCCTTACATCCTTTAGGGACTGTATAGACAGTGTTGCTACTTCCTGCAGTGAGGCTTTTACCTACTGTTAGTTCTCTCATAGTTTTAACGCTATCCCAAGTAAGGTAATGATAATCACACCGCAAGTACCAATCAGTATCTGTTCTAGTCTTTTAAGTCTAGCGTCAATAGCTGCATAGCGTACTGCACAGACTGCTTCGTGGCTGTTTAGTCTTGCTTCGGTTTCACTAATCTGTGCCATGCTTATTCATTCTCCGCTGGTAATGGTGTGACGACATTAAATGTCAAAGCTTTTTCAACTGTCCATCCATAACGAACAACTCTGCTTCTTAATTTATCATAGTCCATCTTAAGTTCTCTCGCCCATTGTGCTATTGTTTGTCGTTTACCGTTAAATTCTAAGAATATATTAGCTCTTGTATTATTGGCTTGTTGTTCTCTAGTAGCCCAACGACAGTTAGATTTTTCGTAGTTTCCGTTACAATCTATTCTATCTAAACTCATACCTTCTGGAGCTTCTCCCATATCAGCAAAGAAAACCTCAAAAGAGTTCCAAGCTTATCGTATGTAATACTCTGCAAGAATAGTACTTGATTAATACGATTACATC